GGATATACAATCATGTTTGTTAATTCACTGCATCCATTAAAGTATTTCTTGAAGTCAATCTGACCTTCCAGGCGAGGACTTAACTCTCCTGCTGTAAAATTTGACTGAAAAGGATGAACTCTAGCCATTATTTACGGAAACTTGTAAAGGTGTCTGCAATGATGCTATCAAGGAATCCTTCTTGTCCGTCAATACTTCGAGCCTCTGCAACCTTCAACTCGTATAGCTCCCACATCTGCTTTGACATACCATTGCTTCCAGTGATGGAATAAGCCAGCTCTGCTGCTAGGCGTGCAGTTAGAGCCTCTACAAACATTACATCAAACTCAGCCGGATCAGTGATTTTCCCTATATAGAGAATCTTTGCCGTACCTTCGTTAGATAATAGTTTTCTTCCCTCAATTTTGAACTCATACTCATCGTATTCCATCTTGAGAACACGCAGACAGTACGGGCTAGTTGGTAAGGTGTATTCATAATCGTAATCAAATTCTGGCGTACTGGTTAGCTGTGCCAGCTCTTGTCTACGAATAGCGAAATTCCATGTATGCGCTCTTAATACAGAATCCCTTGTGGGTTCGTAAAACGCATTACAGAGCCTTGCTCGCTCTGTATTATCAGTTAGGGAGGTGATTGGGTCATCCCCTAGTTTTCTTAGGGCATTAGAACAGATTGAGACCTCTGTAGCCATATCACGCTCCTATTGTGTGGAAGGGCAGTTTCCCACCCCTCCACGTTTCACTTTAGTCTACAACATAGACCAGATAGCCTGATGCAGTGTTCGTATCTGCAATAGCGGTATCCTGACTTGTTAGCCGAATAGATACACCATCACGAGAAATGAACGTCTTGGTATCTGCTGCTTGGGTAGACCCAATAGCAGTAACACCAGCGGTATCAACATCAATACCGTTATCAAGACCATCTGCGTCAGCAGCTACAGCGTCACCGTCAAGATCCGTATAGGCATCCCAACCAACATCCATCGTTGCACTAGCAGTAGTCCATGCGTGTTCGATACGACTCAGTGCGCCCAACAAGCGGACGGTTCCAGGTGGTAGGCGAACAATCTCTACAGAAGAGGTTGCATCACCAGCACCAGACTGAGTGTGATCGAAATAAGCAATTCGCAAACGACCATGAATATCCGAAGTTTCCTCCATTACGGCAGGCTCGGCATCAAAGTTGGTTACTTGCGTACTTTTTTGAGTAGTAACAGCCATTTTCTATCTCCTTTATGCTTCGTAGCACTCGATCTCGACTGCTTTCTCATCTTCAACACGAGTAGCACCGATAGTCATTGAAAGGAATACCTGAGTTGCATAGTTCTTATCATCACGCTCGCTAATACGAGTAGAAATGTCAGAACCGACTGCAAGACCGATACCAGATTGAGTGAACGCAAGAACCTGACGCATACTGCCAGATGTACCTAGACGCTCGGAACGAATGAACTTGAAACCCATAAAGGTATCAATGTCACCCTGAGCAAGTGCTTTTACGCTGTTGTAGTCAGAACTTGTGATCTGAGTAACACCCAACATATCAGTAACCTGCTTGGCAGAACATACGATACAGCGTTGCTCCTCTGGATCAGCCTCAGAAGCATCAAGAATCTCTTTGATGTTAAGAAGTTTCGTCAAAGTCAGTCCGTCAGTACCGCTCTCAGTGATCTTCTGTGAAGATGGGAGCGCGATTGAAGTACCGCCAGAAACGCCACCATAGGCATTACCATTTACTGCTTCAATGATAGCATCGTCCATAGCACGACCCATAGCATTAGCACCCGCCATAGCATATTCGCTCTGTGGGGTGATAAGCATACGCACCTTATCTTCATTATCTACCATATCAGCCCAATCGTAATCATCCATAGTAACCCTACGTCTGGAATGCGGAGTATCCATGCGTGGAGTATCTGAGTGGCGTGAAGTACGCTTGCGTGCTGCCGTTGCGCCAATGCGCTCGAAATAATGACTCTTACCTGTTACAGACTCATAACGAACTACGCCACGTAGACGTGATCCCTTCTGCTGTGCAAGGTGAAGTACATTACTCTTATACTGCTCTACAAATGCAGTTGTAATTTGAGTGGACATAATGCCCTCCTTGTTAAGTTAAAAACAAAAAACGGTCATTATCCTTTCGGGTGTCCTGTCTATTACGCTGACTACACGAACTTTAGGTGGTTATCCTGCTTCCACTGTTATCCTTTCGGGCAGTTTTTGAAGCTGTGGGGTAAGTTTATACTCTACCCCACAATAATATCAACACTTTATTCAATTAGCTATGCGCTTTCTCAAATAATTGCCTCATCTCTTCCTGTGCATCATTATGTTTAGGATTCTGAGGATTCCAGTATGCGTGTTCTTTATCACCATTTATCTGGTCAATTCGCATTTTGGCATCCAATGGACTCATTACCAATGAATTGTTCGTTGTCCCTTGTGCTGAATCCTCAGTAATATCCTTACCTGCGTTAGCAAGCAGTCGGATTAAATCAGGATCATTACCATACCGAGGGTCTGCCAGTTTATCCTGGAGTGCCTTGTCTCCGTATACGCTTAATGCTCTATTTGCAGCTCTTATGTTCTTTTCATAATCACCACCAAACTCTTGACGTAATGTTTCCTCTGACTGAGAGGCCAGTGTTTCTATGGTTGATTGCTCTTGGCCTGACTGAAAATCAATAGCCCCCTTCTGCCATTCCATCAATCCTGACATTTGATCTGGAGTAAGACCTAGTTTATGGCCTGTCTCCTTGAACGAACCCATCATTTCCTGTGGGTAATACTGTTCATAACCTATTGGTACACTCAGCTCATAATCTTCCGCTTTCTCTGGACGACCTAGCTTTGCATAAAGCTCTTCTCGCTCCTCATCAGTCTTTGGTAATGGAATACGAGTTCCCATCATCTTTTGCTGATGCACCAGAGTCTTTGCTGCTGACTCTACATCGTTAATGTTTGCTAGTGTAGGCTCTGTTCTCAATTCCTCTGAAAGCCCACTTCTCCAATCGCTTTGATTATCACTCGCTTCGGGTGCTGGTGCATTATCCTCTGCTTCTGTGGTCATTGCTGCTTCGGTCATTTATGTTCCTCTTTAAGATTACTCATGTGGATAATACGAAGATAAACGGCTCTTTCGCCCTCTCTCCTCGCTGTTTCATACGGATCACCCTTAACGAATGATTCTCGCATTTGGTATGCTGCTCTCAGATCATCGAGGACTGCTTCACCCTCTGGTGAACTGAAAGCAATTGCATATTCTTTTTTGAGTTTCGAGATTGCTTTAGCCACCTACTGCCTCCGCTATCTGCTCCATTCCACCCATTGTAGACTCTACGCTCTCTGCTCCTAGCATTGGTGCTGCTTGAGCTGCCATACTTGTAGCCTGTTGAGCCTGTTGCATTTCCATCATCTGCTGTTGTTGCTCTTGACGTTGCTGTCTTTCAGCCTGAACTTGCATTGGGTCTTTGAGAATGTTCTTTGGCACACCCAACAACTCTGCTCTTGAGCGGATTGCTGCATCATGGTCAAGGTTGTCCATAATTTCAGGTGTCATCTGAGCTAACATTCCAGCCATTTCATACAGTCTCTCAACTGCCACTGCCTCCTCCATTCTCTGAGATCGAGCTAGTGGGCCGACATACTCAATATCTACCCTGATTCCATTTAATACCTCTGGAGCGGGAAGGAATTGTTCGTTCCTTTGCATGATTGCAAAACATCTATCAATAAGAGGATTTAGAAACTCAGTCTGGAATCTTCCGAGAGTCGGGCCGAGAAGCCTTTGCATTAGCTCATATCGAACCTGAACCTCTGTAGCGGTCATTTGAGGGCCGGATTGTAGCTCTAACTGATCCGAGAAGAACGCTTGCTTGATTGATCCTCGAAGCTCTGTCTCCTTCATATCAGAAACATCAAATCTTGCACCTATACCCATTTCTTTAACTGCACCATCTCTGCGTACAGTAGTCAGACCACCAGGTTTTGTTACTACTCGACCTATTACTCCGTCATCTTCTACCATCAATGGAGGATCAATCGCTTTAGCCCATGCCTTTAGTCCTAACTCTACAGCTTTATTCAGAGTCTTAATGTCTGGCAGAGCATTGTAAGCTGGAGAACGACCATACTCTTCACCGGACGCTTTAGACCAACGTGTTACAAGATATGGCATTTCATTATAGCCACCCTCATGTACCACTTTCTTATCCTCTATCCCAATATAGATTGATACGAAAGGCAATTTTGTCATGCCCTCATATTCTTCTGATGGCATGACACAATGCACAAAACTGAACTTCTTGTCAGGGTTTTCCTTGTACGCCTTATTAACCTTTTCTCCTACAGCATCACCCCACCTTTGAACTGCTTGACGTGCTGAGTAGTCGAACTTCCGATAGAGAGTGTCAATTTCCCCTCTCTTGTTTTCAGTTACGAAATACTCTGAGATATGCAGAGATCGAAAAGACATTTGTCCGGTCTCTTCTACTTCTTCTACCTCAAGGCATGAAGTACCAATGGATGTAATATCCAAATAGAACTCATGTACCTCTGTGTTGAAGTTTGAGGAGTTGAACGCCTTATACATCCGATTGCGACAATCCTCTAGCCATACAGCTACGTCTCTACGCTGATTTAGGTTTTCGTCCGTTACTTTCAGGTGAAACCAGGGCAATGACGCTGATGTTAGTGTTCCCTGCAAGGAAGCAGCCAGCAGTGTATTTGCATGAATCGCTGTAGAGTCAAACAGGTTTTCAGTACGCTTCTGGCCTTTGCCGTAATTGACTGTTACCTCCGCTTTACGAGGCATTACATAATCAAGTATCTCTTGCCAATGGTCAGACCAAGTGCTTTTCGTTGATTCCAGGCTATTAAGCCGTTTAAGTATTTTCTCGACAGACATTATTCACCTCCAAGCAGGCTCTTCCTTTTAACTTCTGTCTCATCCTGAACGCCCTCACCACCTGTTAAAAGTGTGGAATATCGACCTGTTTTACGCTTACGCATCAAACTAGCCCTCTCAGCATCTAGCTCTTCTGCCATTTCCTTTTCTTCTTTCTCCCGCTGTGCCGCTTCCGCTGCATAATCTACAGGTGGTGGTGGTGCTGCTGGTGCTGATTTCTTACCCATTATTCTCTCCTAGCCAGATACACTCTCGTTTGAGCATACCGTAAATGTTTGCGTCTTTGCGCTCTCTCGATATTTCTCTATATCGACCTTCTTTCTGAAACCCTAATCTCTTTAATAGCTTGTTAGACATTTCATTTTCTACATCTGTATATGCTGTAATTCTATGGCATCCAACCTGATTAAACGGATAGTCAAAAAGTATCTTCAAAATCCTTCGTGTAACACAGCCCCTATCCTCGAAAGCTACTGAAAACACCATATCCTCTATTCGCCAATCATAAAACACTACACCACCAACTATCTTTCCGTCTTTGATGAAGCCATAAGTAGTGCAATCCCCGAAAGTAGTTGCATCTACTCTTTTAGCCACCCAATCAGCGACTTCTTTATCTTTGCCTACAAGAAGCTGAATCATTGATTCAATAGTGTTTTCTTTTTCTGTTGCTCTTTCTCTCTCTCTGACCAGAACTCTCTTTCTGCCAACAAGGATGCTTGAGGATCTTCCTTCCCCTCTTTAGTAGAGACTTCACCGGCTCTCATTCTTGATGCTCTAAGAGTTTCTTTGTCTAGCTCACTTCTGTCTATAGCCTCTGGAGGAGGTGCTGCGTATGGAACTACTGGTGCTGGTGCGCTTTTCTTTCCCACATTAGCCTCCTAGTATTGATTTTCTAACTTTTGCTGATTCCGATATGCCCTCTCCACCAGTAAGAAGAGTATCATAACGACCCTCTTTACCTAGCTTGCCCCTAGCCTGTGTTTTTACATCGGTTACTGCTTTATCTACAACCGTAGGTAACATTGCTGGCTCTGGTGCTGGTGGAGGTGTATAAGATGATCCCCCGAAAACTGATCTAACAATACCGCCCATAATTATCTCCTAAAAAATACTAAATTCGTTATCTGTTTGAGTCTGTCGAGGCTGAGTTTCATGCACCCTTGCAAACCTCAATGACATAACAGCATACCTGATCGCAGATATCAAGTCATCCTTAAAAGGTACAATTCTGCCATCTTTTCTATGGTACATTCTAAACTCTTCAAAGACTTGCGACTGTGTATCGAAGACTTTGAACCTCCCTGTCTTCATTCGCTCCAACATATCCATCACCCCAGCCTCTAAAGATACCCCTCCAGTACCCTCTTTCATCCCTGCTGACGGTGGATTTGTGAACCAGCCTCCCCAATTCCTGCCATTACCTTTAAGCATATTCACACCTAATGCCCTATATTGATCTGCCAATGGAGTACCAGAGCCTTTATCGGCCTGTCTACCATCTCTAGGCCAGATAACGGGTATCCATTTAGGTCTTGCATTGATCGCTGCTGCATGAACCGCTGCAACTTCCATAGATTGTGCATAACTATCGTACACATACACTACGTCTGAGTCTCTATCCCATGCTATCCAGGCTGCCGTTGTAGGGTGATCCCACCCATAATCCATTCCAGATATTCTCGGCCAATGGTTAGGAATATCAAATGGCTCACACTTGATAAGATCCTCTGGTACTGGAAAGACCAGACCTGATCCCAATGAAGGAATACCTTGTGATCTCATTTTTCTTTCATGTGGAGGCAGTGCTACTAGAATTTGCTCCTTAACCTCCTCTGTCATGTGAGGGGCATCGTCCCATCCAGCAGTCTGAATGTACTGACCAGGGCGTAAGTCATTGAGGAATTGAGCGACTGTCTCTGTCATACCGCTTTCAGGTGTAAATGTCATATAGACCATTCCAGCTTTATCCGCTGTACGAGTAATTGCCTGTGTATATATCTCTGGTGGAGGTTCCTCATCGAGCCATATCAAGTCAAGACTCTCTCCCATCCATTTTTCCTTCCCCATTTCATAAGCCTTGAAGCCTAATCTCGAATAACCACCACTCTTATGCTTGATTACTACACTATTCATTGCGTTTGGCACACCAGGTTTCCTTGTAGAGTTACCTATGTTGTCTATTGGAATAGAGCCTGTGCCTTTTGCAGATGGATCGTCTGGCTGTCCTAGTAGCTCTTTCTGTAGAATGTCCCGTGTAGTCTCGTTTGAGGCACCTCCAGCCCACGCTCTGATAGGTCTCATCCATTTCCTGCCCTTCCACCATTTCGGGTACTCCCCTGTTAGGTGAATTGCCATTTCCATAGCACCACAGTAACTTTTCCCAATTCTGTTGGCAGCCATTAACAATTTCTGACTGACCTTTGCAGCATGAAACTCCCTCTGATACTCGTAAGGTTTATAGTATTTCAGCCGATTATGGGTTTCCCTATACTCTAACTCTTTGGCTATCTCTAAAGCTCTCTCTACGCTCATTTCTTTCCTATATACGAAAGTCTAATCTCTTCCTGGGTCATACCCTGCTCAGAATCCTTACATTTTGTCCTTGAATTGATCTCTATAGGATCAAAGTCATCTACCAATACGTACCGATATACCCTGCTCCCTTGCCACTGAAAATGCAACATAGATGGTGGCTTCGTATATCTCTCTAGTACCGTTGGGTCGAAATCAGCTATTGTCATTACCGAATCT